TTCATCCGCAAGGGTCTGTAATGTCCTACCAAGTCGGTGCGTTCTGCTACTCAACGTCATCCGCTGCCGCGTCTGCTGCCGCGTCATCGGTTGCGGGTTCGGTCGTGTCGGCTGGTGGTGTCTCGTATGTGATCGACGTTTCCAGTGTTTCTGGTTCGTCTATCACATACCTTTTTCAAGATATTGCATCTGCCTCATCGTTTACGAAAACGTCCGCGTTTACTGCTCAGTCTTGTGGCCTTCTTGATGTTCAAGATGGTCTAGCTATGGGCTGGGGTGTTGCTGCTGCATGGCTTTTTGTTGCTGGTGTGCTGTTTCTTCGTCGTGGGGTGAATTTATGACTCCGGGTTTTATTGCTGTTTTTATCGGCATTTTGGGGGTCGCATGGCTCATCTCAAATTCGCTGTAGCGGTTGTTGCTGGGCTTGTTGCGTTGCCTTCGCATGCGCTGTATGTCACTCCATCTACTCCAGCCAATTGGCTTGTTCAATCGGGTCAGGCTATGTATCAGGCGTCAACTGCTGATATTTCATTTGCCAACGGTATCCGTTCTAAGATTGGTGCTTCTATTGCTCTTGCTGGTGGTGCGGCTGAAATCCCTGTAGCGTTTAAATTCGCTGCTATGGCTGGTAAGGTTGCAGCTTCTGTTGCGTTTGGGTGGCCCGGTGTTTTTCTGGCCGTTGGTGGGTTGGCTTATTCTTATTTCACAAGTAATAAACTTGAAGTTGAAACAACGCCTGATGGGTCGTCTTGGAAGAAGCGGGTCGATTACTTTGAATCCGGTACTTTGTACACTTACAAAGAGGTCGGGACAGGTTGGTTTGCGAGTCCTGGCCCTGCTTGTGAAGCTTATTATGGGGCGTTCACTGGTGACAAAGCCTTTTGGAAATATCACTATTTGGGCACTGGTGATTTTCCTAAATGCATATTGGCGACTAATGCTGGTGGCGTTGGTGGATATACCGATCCGCACAATTTGCTTACGAAAGTTGGTGAGGTGCCTCGTAGTAGACTTGACCCTGTTTTGCGGCCTGAGTTTGAAACTTTGATGGATGGTAAGCCGGTGCCTTTGGGTGTGCCTCAAGCGTGGCCGCAAAGTGTTCCTATGTGGTGGCCGGTTGAACGTCCGATCGTTTCACCTTCACCTGCAAATCCGGCTGACCCTCAAGCGGTTCCTGTGCCTGTACCGTTTCGGGTGCCTCAAGGTGAACCTATACCCGTAGTGCCTGCTACTGACCCTGCTACGTGGGTTACGCCGGTAATTGATATTGTTCCAAGCCCGACAACAGATAACCCTTGGCGTGTTGATGTTCAGCCGAAAGAGTTAACGTCTACATCTTCTGAGCCTTTGCCTTCTGCTGTTGTTCCTGCTACTCCTGCGAGTGGGACAACTGCAACGTCTAAGCCTCAAGAACAAATTGATTTTTGTGTTGCTCATCCTGAAATTCTGGCTTGTGCAAAGCCAAATTTAGACACTCCTGAATCGACGGATTTATCTACAGTTGAGCGAATTATTAATTTTGTGCCTAATGGTGGCTGGGGTGGCGGTGCTGGCTCTTGTCCTGCTCCGCGTCATCTTGCGGGTGCTAATGTGGATTTTAAGTTTGATATGTTCTGCGATTTCATGTCAGGAGTTAAACCTGTTTTGCTTGCGATTGCGGGGCTTGTGTCTGCCATGATTTTGATTGGTGCTCGTGGGGGGGCTGCTGAATGAACGGCTTAATCGGTACGTGGCTCGTGTCGCTTGCGTTACCGGCTGCGCGTACAGTTCTTAAGGCTTTAGGTTTTGGCTTTGTGACTTTCGCGGCATTGACTGCTGCGTTAAATTCCGCGCTGGATATGGCGCGTTCTGCCTGGGGCGGAATGTCCGGTGATGTGCTGTCTCTCGTCGCTCTCACTGGTGCACCAATGGCGCTGTCGATGATCGCCGGCGCTATGGTGGCGCGGGTTGCCATTTTGTCGGCTAAGAAACTTTCCGTCTTGGCATGATTACGCTTTTCACAGGGTCTCCGGGTGCGGGTAAAACCGCGTCACTGGTCAATTTTCTTTCTAAACTCGAAGTCGGTGATCGCCCTTTGTTCGTCGATGGTCTGGACGGTTTGACCTTGCCACATTCGGTGGTTGATGCCAATGAGTGGCATACGGCGCTACCTGATGGGGCTATTCTTGTCATTGATGAAGCTCAGCGGGTGTGGCGGCCTCGGGGTGTTGGCTCAAAGGTTCCGCTGTCTGTATCTGAGCTTGAAACTCATAGGCATCGTGGCATTGATATTTTCATTACAACTCAGTCTCCCAAGCTGCTGGATTCAAACGTTCGCGGTCTGATTGGTCGTCATGTTCATATTCGTGATACTGGCATTCTTGGTCGCTACTGGTACGAGTGGCCCGAATGTAACGATTCTATGAATTGGAAATCGTGTATCAATAAACGTCGCATGAAGTTGCCCAAGAAGGCGTTTTCACTGTACAAGTCTGCCAGTCTTCATACTGTTCCTGTGCGTGGCGTGCCGAGGGCTTTAATCGTCGGTTTTGTGGCCTTGCTGGCATTTCTGGTGCTCGGGTACGGTGTTTATCGTATCGTGGCTAAAACGCAAGTTAAAGAGCCGTTTCCGGTGGCTCCTTCGCTTTCTTCGTCATCCATTGTTAATGCTTCTGCTTCGCCGGGTGCTGCCGTTCATGTTGGCTATGACCTTGCACAGTTCATTCCGGTTGTATCGAGTCATCCTGAATCTGCCCCTGCCTATGATCAGCTTCGCAAAGTTGTTGTAATGCCGAAAGTTGTCGGCGGCTATTGTGTCGATGGTGTTTGCAAGTGCGTTAACAATCAAGGTACTGATGCGCGTATTTCAAACCGTGAGTGTCAGGATTATGTAAACAATCCGCCGTTTGACCCTTATCGCGTGTCTACACCTTCTGAGAATGTTCAGCGGTCGCCGGCAACTGTTGAGCCGACAAAATCTTCGGTTATTGCGTCGTCTTGATGTAGTTAATGACCCTTCGCCCAGGTCAAGCACTCTCGGTCTAATTTCAAAAGCTCCAAAAAATCAGGCCAATAACCCTTTGCTCCAGTCAAGCACTCTCGGCCTAATTTCAAAAGCTCCAAAAAATCAGGCCAATAACCCTTCGCTCCAGGGTGCACTCTCGGCCTAATTTCAAAAGCTGCAAAAAATCAGCGGGTATTTATGGCGAAGCCATGAAGCGAAGCGGTACGGACTTAAAAACGTTCGCCGTTCATAATTTTTGGTTTGTTTTTGATGTGGCCACGTCCAAAAGCCTTCCCCCTCATTAATGATAAACAAGGTATTGGTTCGTTATCTTGTTGTCATCCGGTCGAACTTCCATGTATCGGGTGATAAAGTTCACCTCTCGTAGTGCAAAAAATCAGGGGGCATTCATGGGTTATCAAGATCGTGACTATTACCGGGAACGGTGGGCCAAAAAAGAACGGTATGTCGAAAAATCACCGCTTCGTATGAATCTTGGCCAAGCTGCTAAAAAGCGATCACATTGTCAAAAAACCGTTCTTATTTTTCTTCTGGCTTTCTTCGGGTTTGCTGTCGTTTTTTTCTTATTTAAATGATCTATGGGTATGCAAGAGTCAGTACAACAGAGCAGGAAACCACATTGCAGCTTGACAGTCTCAAGCGTTCCGGGGCAGCGTGTATTTTTCAAGAGAAAACTAGCTCGGTCGGTAAGCGTCCAGAACTCCGGCGCCTTCTGGCTACGTTGACTGATCAAGATCATTTGATCGTCTACAAGCTCGATCGACTGGCGCGAAGTCTGCGCGATTTGCTTCAAATCATCGATCAGCTTGAGCGTATCGGCTGTGGCTTTCGTAGCCTTACCGAACCGATTGATACAACGAATCCGGCTGGGCGGCTCATGCTCAATATACTCGGTAGCTTTGCAGAATTTGAGCGGGGCTTGATTCGAGAACGTGCCATTGCTGGACAGGCGGCTGTTTATGCGCGGGGCGTTCGCTGGGGTGGTCAGCCTCGTGTCATCACTGACCTGGACGCGGCTTGTCTTTATGACTGCTACAAGTCTGGCGCTTTCACAATCCCGCTGCTGGCCGATATGTTCCATTGCTCCGAGGCTTCGGTTTGGCGGGTCATTTGGCGCAAAGATAAACCTGATGCGCCATCAGTTCGCATTGATGCGCCGGTGCTTACGGCGTTCCTTAAAAGTCAACAAGCCATTAAAAAAGACGCCTGAGCGCCTTTCTTGTGGTTTTTTTCGCACGAGTCGTCGTCGCTCCTTTGAGGAATACAGCCACTGCTTTTGATGGTCTTTTAAAGTCGTCAAAAGTGGGCTATTTGGTTCGGCTTCCAGTGCTGCGATCGCTATCCAATGTTGTTGGTTTTCTCCTAATTTAATAGCAATGTTTCCAGCTAGTGATGGGCTTAGTCGGCCTCTTGCTCTTGCGTTTGTTATGGCGCTTGGTGAGATATTGAAAGTTCTTGCCCATTCTGAAGCGCTTTTTTGTTTCAGAGCTTTGTCAAGTAAATCGAGAGTTTTTGGCATTTTGTTTTCTCCTAGTTAACGTGATTGTTTCACATGGCGTGAAATATTTGTTTCACAGGCTGTGAAATTGTGGTTACTATGTTGACTTCACACCTTGTGAAATCATCAAAGGAACCGCCAAATGTCTAAACTTCCCACACAGTCGCAGCTTGAAGCCGAATACAAGCTGTTCACCGACTCCATCGAAAATTATTTTTCCTCATCAGCACAAAAAACCGCCGTCGAGAGCTTGGCGGTTCCAGCGGCGGCGCTGGTGGGGAATCCTTTCATAAAAAATCATTCGATGTCGTCTCCTTGTGGTGTGTGGTATCGCTTCTGTGGTCGTGGTCGTGTTCTGGTTGGCATGGTTGATATTTGTTCTGGTAATCGGGTTCGTGCGTCATGAACCAGTCTTACACCCACAACGCCCTCGCTAAGGCTTGCAAAACGGCCTCTGTGGCCTCCAATGCTGCGGTATGGCATCACATTGCCGAATTTCTCACCGTTCAACATCTTGCGCTTGTCGGCCTTGCGCGGCGGACCGACCCAGGCCGACGCGAAGCGGCGGCGGGGGCTGTCCGACGCGAAGCGCACCCCGTTGGTAATACGGGGATAACTTACAACCTTGGAGTAAACCTTCATGTCTGATCAATCTGCCTTGGTTTTGGATGGCGAAACGGTCAAGCTTCGGATTTTGGCTGAGCGTGTGCATTCTGGTCATGTGGTGCATATCGATTGGCTCCGGTTTACCTGTCGTCTGCGTAATGCTCCTGCTCCTGATGTCGATGTGCTTTTTCCTTTGCATCTTGACCCTGCCGTTTATTACTTGAACGAGATTAAAGAGCGTCAAGCTCGGATTGTCGATATGTTGCGCGAGTTGCCTGATTGTGATCATCAGGCATCTATGCAAGCGTGGGAACTCGCTCAGCAGGTAGCTGCTGGCTTGGGGTCTGCGTTTACGGTGGAACTGGTGCCGCGGAAGGGCATGGATTTTTATAAATACCGTTGGTCGATTTGTCTCAATGAATCTGAATGTGCATGGGTTGGGTTTGGTTCGTCGTCCGACAGTCCGCGACAGTCAAAACAAAGCCAAACGATTCATGCGAATGTGAATGGTGTGGCGTGTACGTTTGCTGATGTCGGCTGGCGTGATCGGTTGGCAGATTTGATCGATGAATGTCAGGCGGTTGTCACTCGTGCTGACTTGGCGCTGGACTGCTTTGACGGTATCGCTGGCGGCATCGATTCTGTGCGTGTGGATTACCGGGCCGGTGCCTGTAATGTTGGGGGTCGCAAATTGAAGTTTTCCATGGTTGGTGATTGGGAAAATGGCCATGATCGTTCGGTCTATATTGGTTCGCGTCAGGCTGGGAAAGTGACCAATGTTTACGAAAAGGGTGATCAGCTTTACGGCGCGGAAACTTGCTCCGAGTGGATACGTTTTGAGCTTCGTTATGGCAACAAATTGCGGGTGTTGTCCTCCGATATGTTGCGTCGCCCGGATGACTTCTTTGCTGGTGCATCAGATTGGCATGAAGCGGTTCTTTCAACGGCTCGGGCTACGTTTACTGCGCAAAAAGTGCCGGTAAAAAAACGGCTTGAAGTTGAATCCGTTCAAGCTGAATGTGTCCGCAATGTTCGCTGGATTGTGCAGACTGCTGCATCGTCTATGGCGGTCGCTTTCAACTTCATCGAATCTGACAAACTTTGGGACTTGATCGGGCATGCCAAATTGCCGGGCCGGTTGCGCAAATTTTCCCTTTCTCAAATTTCCGAATCCTTCGCTGATGCGGTGGGCCGGGTTTCCTTGGTCGGACAGTCGCCCACTGGCCTTCCTTCCTTAAATTGGGCATAAAAAAGGTGACATTATGAAAATGCAAAGCGCGTCGGTTCTTTACGGTATCAAGGCTTTTGAAGGCAATGTAGAAGGAACGGATTACAGCTCCACGACCTTTTATCTTCCTGCTGAATTTGCCGTTGGTGGCACGTCCTTGGCTATGGGTACGGTTACGGTTCCTTATAAATTTGGGGATGCATCCGAGTACAAAAAATGGGAGCATTTGGCGAAGTCCTTCCCGGCTGCGGGTATCCCGGTTTCGTGTGAATTTGATGTTGTCGTGGGCAAGGACAGCCGTGGAAAAGATGCGGCTAAGTTGGTTCTTTGTGGCATTAAACCAACGGCGAAATAAATCATGTCTCGCTTCCTTATCCAGTCTCTCGTAACGGGTCGTTTTCTGGCGGCTTCGCTGGATGGTGGCGAGCCGGTGTGGGTGCGCTCCTTGCGTGATGCTGGCGGCGGTGTTGTTGGTGATGCTGAGTTCATCGGGCAACTGTTGGCCGACAACGTAGAACCTGATGATCAGGCGGTTGTCATCGATCTTGACCGGCTTGGTACGGTCAATGATTACCCCTTGAAATCTCTCTAATTTGACCGTTTTGGTCGATACGTTTCCGGTGCGTTTTCATCGGTGTTTTGGAGATCTGTTATGAAAAAAGCAAGTGTTGTCCTGTTGGGTTTGGTGGCTGGTGTTGGTTCGGCTTTTGCGGAAGTTCCTGCCGAGGTCACAACGGCTGTGGCTTCTATGAAAACTGATGGTTTGGTTGTTGCTGGCGCCGTGCTGGTTGCCATCATCGCTATCGCTGCTATCAAGTTCATCCGCAAGGGTCTGTAATGTCCTACCAAGT